ACTCTGTACATCTCGAAAGTGGATGCGTAGTAAATGACGTGCCAGAGCCAGACACCGACCGCCGACGCGGATTATGTGAAAATCCGCTATATCGAGGAGGACAGCTGGGGGCAGGATCCTGGCTCCGGGGATATGCAGGAGCTGCGCTTCACCGCCGAGTCGTTGCGTAAAATACGGTCGATGGCGGTCCATGACAGGATTTCAGACGCGCGGCAGGTAAAAAGGATCTCGCCGACCGGGTTTCACACCGCCGGCGAGATCAATGGGCGATTTTCGAAAGGCACGTATGACGATCTCATCAGGGGGGCGCTTGGCGGGACGTGGGATGATACCTGCGTTTCTAGCTGCTCCGGCTGTTTCGCCTCTGTCGTCGACGGCAATCTGCGATACGCCGATTCCTGTCGTCCGGCCATAGACCGGCTCGTCGGCAGGGTCATCCGTTTTGACGAGACGTTCGCTGCTGACGGCAACAACCGCGCGGTGCTGGTGCTGGGAGCGGACGACGATCACCCCGATCACTATATCGTATATCCCCGGCTCCCGGCTGATGAGGGAGAAGGGCAGGGCGGCGGCAACGACGCGGAGGGAAAGTACATCGAAAACGATCGGGAGCAGACCTCTTTTTACATCGAAAAAGAGTTCATCGATCTGGAGAGCGGTGAGGATATTTTGTCCTACTCCGGGATGGTCGTGGACCAAATGTCCGTCAATGTCCGCGCGGCGGCTGTGCCGACCATCTCATTTTCTTTTCTCGGGAAACGGGAATCGATCCGCTCCCAACCTTTGTTGTCGGGCCGCGTGGAGAAAACCACGACTGACGTCATGGGTCCGGGTGCTAGGGGCAAAACCTATATCAGCTGGCAGTCGACGGACGACTCCGGCGACACCGTCACCAGCGGCCTGGATGGTCTGGCTGTACGATCCGTATCTCTGGATGTCAAAAACAATCTCCAGGTCAAAAACTGCGTGGGCGTGCTGAACCCGACCGCGATTCGAAGCGGCCGGTTTTCGGTGACCGGCTCCATGAGCATTTATTTTCAGGATTTCGGTTTGTACCGAAAATTTCATGAGCTGCGGGAAAACGACCCCTTCAGCATGATGTTCACCGCGGGCGATCTCGACAGCGAGGATCACGGCTGTTACTGTTTTTACGCGCCCGCGACGTATATGACGACATCGAAAATAACGGCGGGCGGCGTCAACCGTGACGTGATGGTGGATATTGGATACCAGGCGGCGGTGGACGGCCTGCATGAAAAAACACTAATTATTTCAAGGGTTTAGGGGAATATGGACATAAATAATATCAAAATCGACGTGGACAGGCAGGCAAACGGCGTATGGGTGGATATCGATGATGAGACATCACTTTGCGTGGCCCGGATGAACAACCCGGATTTTAACCGGCTGGTCGAGCGGCTGTCGAAACCATACCGGTACGGGTTTCGCAAGGGGCTTCTGGAAGACGAAAAAGCGAATCAAATTTTAGAAAAAGTGCTTGCTGAGACGGTTCTTGTCGGCTGGCGCGGCCTCAAACGCGACGGTGTGGAGATAGAGTATTCGGCCGAAGAAGCCTACAAGATTTTGAAAGACCCCGCGATGGTGGGCTTCAAAGAGCTCGTGGTCGACATTGCTTCGGACGAGGCCAATTTCCGGACCCGGGAGATAGTTGACTCGTCAAAAAAATCGAAAGGCACCTCGGCTGGGAAAAAGAGTGGGGCGGCCAGCTAGAGTTTTTAGAGTCTATCGCCCGCGATACGGGCAAGGTGCCGAAAGCTCTCGAAAACCGGCCCCGGCTGGACGAGAATACGATTGCGGTGGTGGACGCGTTGCGTTTGCTTTTTCGCGGTCAGCCGATTTCGCTCGCTGACATCAGAGACTACTGCGAGATATTCGGTGTGGACGACGTGGAGCGTTTTGTCGTCCTGCTGAAGACGACCGAGGACTTTGTGATGCGGATGCAAAATAAGCCAGGGAAAAAATAATGGACATAGGCCGCACAGCAACGACCAATCTGCGCATCAAGATTGATCCCACCGGCGCGAGGCAGGGCGCCAAACAGGTCAATCGGTCTCTTGACTCGATCAAGTCCGGGGCGGGGTCCGCGACCAGGTCCGTCAACCTATTTTCGAGGGCGCTGACACTCATTGGCGCCGGCATTGCGGTCAGCACGGTGCGCCGGTACGCCGACGAGTGGACCATGGCGACAAACAGGCTGCGCGTGTACGCAAAATCCAACGAGGATCTCGCCCGCGTGCAAGCAAAGCTTTTTGAGATTTCCCAGCAGACGCGAACGGAGTTTGCTGCGACCGCCAGCCTCTACAACAAATTGATGATAGCCCAGGACGGGCTCTCCGCGTCGCAAGAGGATCTCATCCGGTTTACCAGGGCGGTCAACCAGTCGCTTCAAATTTCCGGAGCCTCCGCCAATACCGCGAGTGGCGCGCTATTGCAGCTGGGCCAGGCCATGGCGGCCGGCCAAGTGCAGGCCGAGGAATTCAACTCCATCCTCGAGGGGATGCCTCGGTTGGCGAAGGCCATGGCCGAGGGGCTGGACGAGGCGGGCGGGAGCATCGCAAAACTAAAGACGCTGGTGAAGGAGGGCGCGGTAAGCTCGCGTGATCTATTCGAGGCGATCTTGTCCCAGACGGACAAGCTCGGGGCCCAATATCAGCTGGTTGCCCCCACGATTTCGGGCGCATACCAGGTGATGGAAAACGCCGTGATCAGGCTGATCGGCAGGATCGACTCGGCCGGCGGCGTGTCGGCGGCACTTGCCAGGGGCATCATATTGCTTGCCAACAACCTGGAGACCATCGGCAAGACCGCACTGGTCGCCGCATCCGGTGTGACCGCTTTTTTCGTCTCGCTCAAGCTGAGCGCGATCGCCCTCGCGATAAGACAGCTTGCGGCTTTCCAGGTGGCACTCGGCGCCTCCGGTGCCGCTGCCGGTCTTTTTTCCGCGGCGATCGGCGGAGTGTCAGCGGCCATCAAGGCCCTGACGGTGGCGCTTGCCAAAAATCCCTTCGGTCTGCTGCTCGTCGGGATATCCACGGCAATATCATATCTGTTGCTTTTTGGCGACACGATCAAACCGATTGAGGGATCGATCGCGAGCCTGGCGGACTTTGCTGCGGTCGCTTTTGCCGCCATCGGCAGCTCGATATCTGCGTCCGTCGGCATAGTGGTAGGCGCGTTCACCAGCGCCGGCAACCTGATATTGAGGTCCGTCAAACTGATAGCTGGCGCGCTCAACAGTGTCGGCAACTCGTTACTGGCGTCATATAGACTGATAATCGGTGTATTTACCGGAATTGGCAACTCGATACTGACGTCTGTCAAGCTGATACCGGCCGCTTTTGCCGGTGTCAATAAATCGATTTTGTCATCTGTCGATTTGATCACGGGATCGTTCACCGCGCTGGGTACTTTTTTAGTCAAATCTTTTACCGTGGCGTTTGGCGCGGCAGAATCGGCGGCCGGCGAGCTTTTTGACCGGCTCTCAAAAATGTGGGCGGTGGCGTCCGGTCCGATAAATAGATTCATCGGCGCGGTCAAGTCGTCGATCAACACATATATCGGGATGTGGATCGGGGCAGGGCAGGCGATTGTCGTCGGATTTCAAAAGTTGCCCCGGGCTTTGCTTTATCACATCAAAAAGATGCTAAATGATGCGATCGATGTGCTCAACAGCAGCATCGGCAACATCTACAGCGTGATCAACAAAATTTTGCCCGAAAGATTCGAGGTCGATGTTAAGCTGATCCCGAAAATCGAAATGCCGCCGGACGCGCACTCCGGCGTCAAGGACGCGGCGCGAGACATAAGCACTATCTTTTCGGATGTGGTCGATGTCGACTATATCGGCGGTGCGGTTGATGCTATCGGGCGCGCAGCAAACATCGTCGAAGATAAGGTTTCTGCTGTCGCCAAAAGCGCTAAGGCCGCCATCGCGGATGTGCTCAACACCGACGATGTCAAAGGCTCGGTTGACGCGATCAGCCGTGCGGCGAACGCGGTTGGGGATAAAATCTCCACACTTGCAACAGACGCTAAGGCCGCCATCGCGGATGCGCTCGACACTGACTACATAAAAGAGTCGATCGCGGTAATAGGCCGGGTGGCGGATGTAGCCACGGGTAAAATCGCTATTGCCGCCAAAAGCGCCATGTCCGCTATCCAAAGCGTGCTGGACACCGGTCACATCGAGGAATCGGCCGATGTTATCGGACGCGTGATAGAAAAAGCCGGGGCCGGTATCACCACGATGGCCGAAGAAGCCAGGTCGGCTATCGCGGGTTTTGGCGCCGAGTGGAAAAGGCTGGCGGAGGCCAGGGCGGCCTTAAGGCAAAAAAGCACGGCGAGATCGCCGCTTGCGCTGCCCGCGCCCGCACTTAAGCCGCCGGCAGTCCAGGCAAAAGAAGCCGTTGTGGGAAAAGCCGTGACGGGAAATGCTGAAAATCAAATGAACGAGGATCGCGAGCTTGCAACCCGGCTTATCGAAGAGCATCTTAGCTCGCAGGAAAAAATAAACAATGCAGTTAAAGAATATAACAGATTGCGCGACATGGGTCTGATCACCGAGGAGACGTACAGGGCCGCGATATCCAAGCTGTATCAGGAGCATGAGCTCGTCATTGGCAGCATGGAGAGCACGATGGCCAAGATATCACAAGCGTCACAGCGGTGGGCCGACTCGATGACCGAAGCGCTGGTCGACGCGGCCATGACCGGGAAACTATCATTTCGGGACATGGCGAATTCGATCATCCGGGACCTGTGGCGAATGACGATCCGCGCCCTGATAGTCAGGCCGCTTTTTGAGGCGATCGGCGGTGCTCTTAAGATTGAGGGATTCGGCGGTTTCAAGGCCGAGGGCGGCCCGGTGCGATCGGGAAAATCTTATATCGTCGGCGAGGAGGGACCGGAGCTTTTTACACCCGGCTCGAGCGGATTTGTATCTCCTGCCCATACTGTCAGCGCGATTGAGCTGGCGGCGTCCGCCGCTGCGGATAAAATCAGGACCGCCGCCGAAAGCGCCAGAGTCACAATCAAAAGCGCGCTCGATACCGGCACCGCCGGGCTCGGCACGCGGTGGAAGCGGGAGGCCGACGCGCGAGCCGACCTGAAGCGAAAAAGCGTGGTGGAAGAACCGCTTGCGCTGCCAGCGATCGAGGCCGCGAATCGCCTGGCCGAGGATCATCTGAGCTCGCAGGAGAGATTGACCCACGCGGTTGACAGGTACAAGACGCTGCGGGAAACCGGCCTGATCAGCGATGAGGCGCATCGCGTCGCGCTGGCCAGGCTGTACCAGCAGCATGAGCTGATCTGGACTGGCATAGACGGCATGATGGCGACAGCGTCGGACAAGCTGGCGGATACCGCCGACTTTGGCGGTTTCATGGCGCGAGGCGGCCCGGTGCGGCCCGGAAAGTCTTATGTCGTCGGGGAAAATGGGCCGGAGCTTTTTACGCCCGGCTCGAGCGGGTTTGTCGCAGCGCCATCACCCGCCCCCGCGGAGCCGAACATATCAATAAATATCCACAACCACGCCACGGAGTCCAGAGCCGAGGCCACCGTGCGAAATCGCGAGGACGGCGCCATCGACATCGACGTGATCGTCAGGCAGCTAACCGACCGACTCAATCTGGATACATCCAGGGGCATGGGGCTTGCACCAGTGATGGAGGGCCGCTACGGCCTGAACCCGGCGGCGGGAATGGCGGTGTGACATGGCGGACGTGCAATGGCCCGACAAACTGCCGAAACCCTCGACCAAAAGATATGAGATCCGGCCGAGGAGCAGTGTGAAAAGAACCGAATTTTCGGCCGGATACGCGCGGCACCGGAGAGTTTATCGCGATCTACCGGATATTTTCGTAATGACATGGGAGTTCGATTCGGTCGAATTCGGGCTGTTCGAGGGATTTTTCACGCATGACCTGGACGACGGGATGAAGTGGTTCGACATGGACCACTACATCGGCGCGGGAACCACCGAGGGCGAGTTTCGGTTTGCCAACCCGCTGGAGCCGTATACGGCCATCAACAATGGGCAGTATGATTTTACCGTAACCGCGACCCTGGAACGGCTTGAGCGCAAGGTGCTGGACCAGGCGTCGTACGAAGTCCTGCGGGACGGGGATGAGGCAAATGAGACTTTCGTCGAGGTCTCATCCAGGTTGCATCAATATTTACACGAGACAATGGTGGCAAACTTTTAGACAAAAAAAGGATTGAAACATGGTAGGAAGCGGAGATGGAAGCAATGATCTGGAAAACGTCATCGATAAATTTGATACTTCCGTTGATGAATTCATCACGGACGGCGATTTGCTCAACAGAATAGTCAACGGCGATGAAAATGAGGTGGTCACCGTCGGATCGGGTAACGTGAGAAGTGTTGCCAAACTGATATCCGACATGGAGACCCAGATCAACGCGGCGGGAGACTCGTGGCTCAACCGGGCCGAAACGGCGGCGACCACGGCGACGAACAAGCTGGACGAGTTCAACAGCATCTACCACGGCGCGTCGGACACCGCGCCGACCACGGATGTCAGCGTCGGCGACCTGTGGTACGATTCGGCCAATGATTTGTTAAAAATCCGCAGCACCACCAACGTGTGGCGCGCGTTCGAACCGCATTCCGGCGCGGTGTTTCACGGATCCTCGGCCACCGAGCCGGAGACTCCCTCGGTTGGCGATCTCTGGTACAACTCCGAGGATAACCGGCTGATGACGTACGACAGCAGCGGCGAGTGGCAGGGGGCGTCCTACGATGAGGCGACGGCGGTTGTGAATGTTGACGGGGTTTTGACGTCATCGACCGGTGACGGTCTCGGAAACATCGTGTCGGTAAACAAATACTATGATAGCCAGTACTACAGAATAACGGGATTGGGGGAGCATCATGTGTTTACTACTCCTGAGTACACAAAGAAAAGTGGCTCGGTTTTGATGTTCAACTTTCATCTCCCGTTATATATTGATTCCGAAGCGATGGCTTATCCACAGATTAAGTTTGAGATCTCTTTTGACAGCGGCGCAACATGGACCCAACATTAT